ATCTGCTTTGACTCGGACGAGAAGGGCCAGGAAGCTGCTAGGAAGGTGGCAGAAATCTTTAGCCACAAAGCACTGATTACTAAGCTAGTAAAGTTCAAGGATGCTAATGAGTATCTGAGTAATCAGAACGCTAAGGAATTTGTCGATGCATGGTGGCGTAGCGAAGCTTACACGCCTGATGGGATCGTTCAAGGCTCGACGTTGTGGGATGAGATCAACAAGCCCAAGCGTAGCGCCGACGTTATGTATCCTTTCGAGGCACTGAACAAACTTACCTACGGCATCAGGAAGGGTGAGTTGGTGATGGTGACTAGTGGTTCAGGGATGGGTAAGACTCAGTTCCTCCGGGAGTTGGCTTACCAGATGATCGAGAAGACTGAGGACAACATCGGGTTGATGTTTCTTGAGGAGAGCAACACCAAGACCGGGATCGGGCTGATGAGCGTGGCAGCTAACATTCCATTCCACTTGCCCGACACTGTGTACACTCAAGAGGAGTATAAGGATGCATTCGACAGGACGCTGGGAACTGGTCGCGTTTATCTGTTCGATCATTTTGGAAGTTCTGGCATTGACAACATTGTTGCTCGTGTCCGATTCCTGGCTAAAGCCTGCAATTGCGGCTTTGTGTTCCTTGACCACATCTCCATTGTAGTCAGTAGTCAGGAGAATGGGGACGAACGTAAGGCACTGGATGAGATTATGACTAAGATGCGGACACTGGTGCAGGAGACTGGGATCGCCCTGATCTGTGTTAGCCATCTCAAGCGACCGGACGGAAAGGGGCATGAGGAAGGTGCCTTCACCTCGTTGGCTCAACTCAGGGGGTCGGGGAGTATTGCACAACTGTCCGACATTGTGCTAGGATTGGAGCGTAACGGACAGGCAGACGATGTGCTTGAACGGAACACAACTCGCTTCCGAGTGCTGAAGAATCGGTTCTGTGGAATTACGGGACCGGCAGGGGAAGCGTTGTATAACCACGAAACCGGCAGAATGCTGGAGAAACTTGAAGAGGCTCTGTAATTATGGGTCGAGTAGTCCTCGACATTGAGACTGACAGTAAGCACACCGTAATCTGGTGTGCTGTGCTGAACGATATTGATACCGGAGAAGTAACTTGTCATACAAACGCAACGGGGTTAAGGGCGGCGCTCGACATAGCCGAGCAGGTTATCGGACACAACTTGGTAGCCTTCGACAAGTGGCACCTTCAGAACTTGTGGGGGATTCAGATTCCGCTGACCAAGTGTTACGACACCTTGATCGTCTCGCGGTTGATGAGGCCCGATCTGCAAGGTGGGCACAGCCTGGAAACGTGGGGGAATCGACTGAACTTCAAGAAATCGGACTACCCGGCAGCCTACCGGGAGAAGTTCCCGAATGATTACTACCCTAGTAAGGAATGGAATGAGCCTGATATGCCCATGCTCATTGCTTACTGCAAGCAAGACACTCGCGTTACTGCACGTCTTCTGAAACACCTAGAGAAGCAGTTGACGGCACAGAAGTTTGTCGGTGAGTGTATCGAGTTAGAGCATCAGGTAGCCGAGATCATCGCTGAACAGGTTCGTAACGGTGTCTTGATCGACCAGAAATCCCTTACTACTTTGTATGCGGAGGTACAGGATGAGGTAGCCAAGATCGAGAAGGACTTGGTTGCTAAGTTTGAGCCGACAATCATCCAACTCAAGACTAAGCAGAAAATTCAGCCGTTCAACCCAGGCTCACGGCAACAAATTGTTGACAGACTGATTAAGCGCGGATGGAAGCCTACCGAGAAGACTGAGAAGGGTAACGTAATCCTTGATGAAGAGATTCTTAAGCACATGGACATTCCAGAGGCTAAGGATTTCCTTCGTTACTTTGAAGTAACCAAGATTCAGTCCTTCCTCACGAACTGGCTTGACAAGATCGGGGAGGATGGTAGAATCCACGGTGCGGTCATCAGCAACGGTGCAGTTACCGGGAGGATGACGCACAGTTCTCCCAATTTGGGACAGGTGCCATCCGGACAGACTGAGTATGGGAAGCGTTGCAGGGCTGTCTATACGGTCCCTGCGGGCTGTGTGATGGTAGGAATCGACGCCAGTGGCCTGGAACTACGGATGCTGGCACACTATATGCAGGATCAAAGCTATGTTGATTCGGTTGTACACGGCAAGCGGGAAGATGCGACTGATGTGCACTCCGTTAACCAGAAGGCGGCGGGCCTTCGGACTCGCGATCAAGCCAAAACGTTCATCTACGCATTTCTCTACGGAGCTGGCGCTGAAAAGATTGGAAAGATTGTTGGCGGAAGCAGTAAAGACGGGAAAGTTCTCATCGACAACTTTCTATCCTCAACGCCAGCGCTACTCGCGCTTAGAGCTAAAGTGGCGCGGATGGCGACAAAAGGGTCTTTGCCGGGGCTTGATGGTCGCAGACTGTATATCCGGCAGGAACATAAAGCTCTCAATACACTCCTACAGGGGGCTGGCGCTATCGTGATGAAGAAGGCTCTGGTGATCTTCAAGGAGTTACTGACAGTAAACCAGATTCCTCATAAAATGTTGCTTAATGTCCACGACGAATGGCAGCTTGAAGTGCCTAAGCAGTTTGGGGAGATAGTCGGGGAATTGGGAGTCTCCGCAATCCAGGCGGCAGGGGTTGCCCTTGGGCTGCGGTGTCCTCTGGATGGGGAGTACAAGGTAGGGAGATCATGGGACCAGACACACTAGAAACAACGCAAAAATGTGGATCATGCAAGAAACAACTCCCTTTTCACATGTTTTATAAAAGCCGATCAAAAAAGACAGGATACGGTTACCGTTGTAAGGAGTGTGACGATGTAGCCCGAAAAAAATGGGCAGATAAAAATCCTGAAAGAAGCCGTCTTTCGATGAGAGGAAGAAATTTAAAGAACAAGTACGGAATAACTTTGGAGGAGTATCTTGCTATTCTAGATAATCAAGGAGGGCTTTGTTGCGTCTGTGGATGTAGCGGAGATTCTCCCAGAGTCTTGGGTTCTTTTGCTGTGGATCACGATCATACTACAGGGGCTGTTCGTGGACTTCTGTGTAATCAGTGCAACAGGGCAATTGGAATGCTTGACGATTCTCCAACACTTTTGAAGAAAGCTGCCGCCTACCTTGAAAACCACTTGACAAACCCTAAATAGTCCTGTACAATTCTATGTATGCCCTGATGGTGAAACGGTAGACACAAGGGACTTAAAATCCCTAGCTCACAAGGCGTGAAGGTTCGACTCCTTCTCAGGGCACCAACCAACTAAGGAAAGACATGGACGAGAAACAGATTAACCGCTTCAAAGACATCATGAAGTACACCGAGCAAACGTCCTACATCGATGCAGCCAAGGACGTGATGTTTATGGCGTGCTTGGTGAAGAACGGACTTACCAAGACCGATACCTACGAAAAAGCTTACAAGGAGATTACCGAGTTCTCGAAGTACCTGGAAAGTATTGGTCTTGGTGTAGTCAGTCCTGAAACGAAAGGCAAACCTTTCTGGTTCATTTTTCTAGACGACGCCGAAGAGATTGGCGCAACCATTACTAAGGAGTAACTTATGAACGATCAAGTCAAACCTGTCAAGATTCGTGGCACCATCTATTGGGCCTGCCTCGACAAGAAGAATGCACTGTCCGACGCCTATCAGGTGGATATTGGGCAACTCTCTGACGCTGCTGTTGCTGCCCTGGAATCCCTTGGCATCGAAGCCAAACACAAGGATACTCAAGGGTTCTACATCACTTGCAAGTCGAAGTACCCCATTGATGCCTACGACAGCAGCAAGAACCTTGTTGCCGGTCTGGTTGGTAACGGCTCTAAAGCCGAAGCAGTTGTTGGTAGTTTCGCGTGGAAGTTCAAGAACAAGAAAGGTCACAGCCCTGCCCTGAAATCCCTTGTCATCAAGGAACTGGTGGAGTACAAGGCCGACGGCCTGATTGACGACGACGAAGAGGCTCTCTAATGATCGACAGGGCATTGATGCTTAAATGGATTGATGCCCTTCGATCTGGGAAATATACCCAGACGAGGGGTTTCATGCGCACCCCAGAAGGGTTCGACCCTATGGGTGTACTTCTCGACATCATCGACAGTGAAGGCTGGGGCGAGCCTTTCACGCCTGCTGAGAACTGGCCTAGCGGTAAAGCTTATATCCCTTACAAGTACGAAGGGAACATCTACACGTTCCAGCTTCCTTATTCTGTGGCGGATTCTCTTGGGCTTTACGACAGCGATATGTTCAATCTAATCGAAATGAACGACAAGCGGTGCTTGGACTTTGAGCAGATCGCAGACTACATGGAAAGGATGTATCTTGTCTCTTAAGGGAAAGACCCGTATCGCCATCTGCACCCCGACAGCAGGCTACGTCCGCATTGAGTGGGCTGAGTCTCTGTCGCGGCTGCAACTGGAACTCCACAAGGATAAACGGCTTGACGTTCAAGACTCCAAACTGTTCTACATCGCAGGCTCAGTCATCCCCTACAACCGACAATGGTGTGTTGATGAAGCAATCAAGTGGGGAGCTTCCCATGTACTTTTCATCGATGACGATATGTCGTTCACCCCTACTGTCGTCAAGCGTCTCCTACGGTCCCGTGACTTGCCCATTGTTGCTGCAAACGCTACCAAACGAGTCTATCCGATCAAGTTTATGTCGTTGGACTTCAACGGCAATGAGGTGGCTACAACGGCTGAGACTGTGGGTCTTCAAGAGGTAATGATGACAGGGAATGCCATGATCCT